CCGGGGACACCTTGGACCACGTGCGACCGAGATGCCGTGGCGGCCAACGAGACCGAACGAACTTGGTGTGCTGCTGTGTGCCATGCAACCGCGCCAAAGGTAGTGAGCTCGACTGGCAACGCTGGTTTAGACAGCAGAGCTGGTGGTCTCCTAACAGAGAAGACGCGATCCTGCTCTGGTTAAACGAGGCAACTCAGGGATTGGCATCTACCTAAGTCACCTGCGAGGCGTACCGCTACTGACGCTCTCGGTGAGCATACCATAGCGGGTGGTGCTAGATGTTGTCAAAAAAGCTGGCAGTAGCTGGCGTATCGGGGATTAGCGAACAGGCGAAGGCCAGAGCCATGACGGTATCATCGTGTGCACCGCTTACAGCTTGGCGTGCTCCGCTTTCTTGCTGTTGGAAGGCTCGAAGCTCGTCAGCGATGATGCCGGCGGGAAAAACAAGCTCGTCGCGCTCGAGGAGGTACAAAATCCTGTCTGTGGCTACGGTTTTGGATGGGCGACTGGTGCTAAACGTTTCAATAGCGTAGTTTGGTAGTATATGCTGTAATGCTTCAGCGATGACAGAGCCCATCGCTTGTTTTTCTACAACTACACGCTGAGGCATGTAGTCTTCTATTAGGGTTTTTACATGTTTCAAGCTGTAGTCTGTACTTTTGCCGTTTTCGCGGTACATACCAACGACTTCGTAAGGAGTAGTCGTGATGTCAAGCACTATTGCTACGAAGTAATCGTTGCCCCCAGCGTTAGGATCGATGCCGATGACGTAGCTGCGGTTGATCGATCCGCACTCGCGCCAGTGACCTCGCGACGCAGCGCTGATCAGCTCGGTGGGGTAAATCTGGGTGTCGGTGGCACCGAACTGCAGCTCGTACTCGGAGTTCCATGCCGCGGTGGTCATGCGGCGCGATTCACGGGTGCGCTGAGCCCAATCCGGGTCCGCTCCGTAGATCGGGTGCTGCGAGTAGTGAATAGCGACCTTGTTCCAGGAGTCTTGCGTCGTGGCCAGGCGCATGTTGAGCCCGGCGATGTCGCCCCGGCGAACGTAGTCGTACCAGTCAGAGGGGGTGCCTTGGTGCCAAAGCTGGCCGAACCAGTCGAGCTCGGTGTCTGGAGTAGAGACGACGATGACTTTGGCCGCATCTCCCACCATGGAGAGCGTGGGCATGGCACCGCGGTAGATCTCGGCGGCGCCGTCGAGGAACGCCGCCTCATCCATGAAGAGGACGGAGCAGCTGGGGATGCCCCGGGCAGCGCGGGGTGAAGCTGGCAAGAAATACAGGGTGCCGCGTCCCTCGAAGGCCAACTGCGTGGTGCTGTCCGTGAGGTAGCGGACGGTTTCGCCTCGCAGGCTGTTAGCCATGGCACGAACGCGGCGGCCGAGCTCGGAGGCGTCCTGCTGTGTTTTGCTGAAGACCACAGCAGCGAAGCCGCGTTCGGTGAGGGCGCGGCAGAGCAGGTAGTTGCACACGGTCTCGGAGACGCCGGTTTGGCGCGACTTGTTGACCAGCGTGTTGGGGTGCTCGTTGATGGAGCGGATCAGGTCAATCTGGTACGCGTAGGGGTTGAATGGCGCAACTGTGCCACTGGTGCGGATCCATGTTCGTCGTGCGAATGACGACCAGGAGCTGACCGTGGGGAGCGAAGAGACGGAGTTGGTTTCGTAGAGGGCTGCGCGCGCTTGACGACGGGCTAGCTCAGTTTGGAGGCGTTCGACACGGCGACGAAGCGTGGATACGGAGGGCATCAGCTGTCGAAGTCCGCTGGATCTGCGGAAGGCAGCAACAGCAGATCGTCGTCCTCGGGGTCAGGGTCGGCGGCTGAGGGGGCGTCGTGCGCGGCGGTGAGGCGTAGAAGCTGGCGCTCGAGGTCGGCAATCTGGCGTTCGAGGATGCGGCGTTCTTGATAGGCCTGGGCGCCACCCATCAAGGTGCGGGCTGCGGCGATGCGGTCCGCGGCGCGTGCGTCCTCGTCGTTGATGATGCTGTCGAGGACGCTGATAGCGGCGGGGATAGTACTGATGTTCATGCCGCCAGTTTCGGAGAGGAGCTCCTGCTGGATGCGGGCAATGGCTTGCTGTACCGCAGGGCGCTGGCGCCAGGTGTAGACGGACTTTTCGCTGACGCCGATTTTGCGGGCGGTCTCGCGGATGGTGGTGCCGCGAGCCAGAAGAGTGGCAGCGACACGCTGCCGCTCATTGAGACCGTCAGAGCCGTAGACGCGAGTGACCACCGCGGTTGTGCTGTTCAGATATGTTCAGATTATAGGTAGAGATTACGGGCCTGTCTGAAGTTGTCAGATGCGGGCGGTAACAACGCGCTCGGGCTGGGCTTGGTACTTGCCGGCTCGGGTCTCGTAGCAAGTGTCACAGGGAACACCACGGAAAAACAAAGCCTGCACGATGCCTTCATTGGCATAGATGCGGCACGGCGAGCTGGCGCTGTTGCTGAACTCGAGGGTGAGGTGTCCACGCCAGCCGGCTTCACCAGGAGTGGTGTTGGCGATGACGCCGCATCGCGCGTAAGTGCTTTTACCTAGAAAAATGGCGGTGACGTCAGGTGGTAGGGCTAGGTGCTCGACGGCGACACCAAGACCATAGCTGTGAGCTGGGAGGACAAAGTAGGAGTCGCCCTCGGGGGTGTAGCGAAGGGGGGCTGGTATGAGGTGGGCGGAGTTGAAGTCTTTGGGGTCGACGACGGCGTGGTGGTTTGTGTCGCCCTCGCGTAAGGGTTGGAATGTATAAAACTCGCGGGGACTAAGACGCAGATCGTAGCCGTAGCTGGATTGGCCGTAGCTGAGGACACGGCGGTCGTTGTAGCGGCGTACAAGCTTGGGAGTGAAAGGGGTAATCATGCCGTGCTCGGTGGCGAGGGCTGTGATTTCCGTGTCAGACAGAATCATTGGCTTCGTATTTGGTGATTGGTTGTTCGGGGTGTTGTATGGTGTACCACCGGTGACCGCAGCCGTTGCATTTACGACGGCGGATGATGCGACCGTCGTTTATTACACGGGTCATGACAACATACGTTTTGTGGCTTGTGCAGCTAGGGCATCCAACTTGAACTGCTGGCATGATTCCTCAAGGTCTTGTGCCATTACGGCAGCACTACGCAGCATAGTGCTTAGCTTGATTGGTTGCATTTCGCGATCCATGGCAAAACGGATCGCCTGTCGAAAACCTTGGCTGATGTTGCCGCTGCCTAATTTGCGAGCAGCTTCAATTTCTTCACGACTCATGCGAATGTTTACTGTGAAGTTGCGCCCTTTGTTTTTGTCCTTAGAGCGTCGATTTTTGGGTAGCGCGTCAGCCATTGGTTGTTTCGGAGGTGGGTAGCGGAAGGGCATAGTGCGGCAGACAGGCGATCGAATTGCAGCCATCTTCTGGTCGCTCCAGGCGCCACGTTTTATCTTTCTCCTTTCTGAACCAACAGCGGCCCTGTTCGTCGCAGTAACCATCATGATGTTTCCATGGCGAGTATTTCGTCCAACTCCATCCTGGTAGCGCTAACAGTTGATCCATTCTTGTAATCAGCGGCTTGCTCATGGCTGGGCCTCCGTGGTGGGGATGGGCGGGTGATCGAGCAGCGGTTGCCACCAGGCGGGGTGCATGACTTGGCCATCGCGGCCAGTCCAATACCACGTCTTCCACTCCCGATCCTCGACCCAGCTCACGATCTCGATGGCGTCGTAATCGCTGGCCAGGATTTCAGTGCCGTCTTTTGGGGCGGTGTCGATTGGCTGCCAACCTGCCATCGGGGCGGCCTGGCGCTGCTCGAGCAGGTCAGCGGCGCGGCGCAGATCTCCACTGGTCAATGTCGAGCAGGTGCAGTTGATGGCATCGTTCCGTAATGCAGCCACCAACTCCGCTACCTCCCCAGCAGACTCCGGGGCGGATTGGCGCTGCGTCACGCATGAACACGCTCCAGGCGTCGGGCAACCACGGGGCTCAATGGCTATCGGCTGACCGGGTGGATTCTCGGCCAGCCATGCAGCGGCGCGATCAGCGAGTGCCCTGACCTGGCCCACGGTCTGTTCGCTGATGCAGTCCCCCAGCGCGACGACCTGCTCCATCAGCGGACGGGCGGCGAGACCAACTGCTTGGCGCTCAAGCAAGTCGGTGGCGCTAACCTCAGCAGCGACAGAGGCCGGTTCCCTGCCATCGGGCACAGCCGGTTCATCTGCTCGACACGCATCCATCCCTGCCTTAGCAGCGGCCTCGATAGCGGGCTGATGCGCAGCCCAAGCATCTTTCAGCGAACTCCTAGTTTCCGTCAAATTAGGAGTTCCCCAGCGAGCAAGCGCTGCGCGGGCGAGGTCTACGGAATGGCGGTTGAGGATGATGCGAAAGACGGAAGCAGCTTTGATGTTGTCTGGATCAAACCCTGCCAAGGCACGCGCTGCGGCGGCCAGATCATCACGCATCTGCTGCGGCATCAGCTCCATGATCTCCTCATCCGTCGGCCCCTCCGGCTCGGGCTCGGGCTCGGCCAGGGCGGCGCGGGCGCGTTCTGCCATGGACAAACTTTTTCCGTACTCTTCGATACCTATGTCCGTGTTGGAATAATTATTGTAAAGGTCAAGCCATTCCAATAACTCAACGCACAGTGCTCTCCAGTCGGTGATCATTCGCCTAGCTCCTTGATAAGTTTCTTCAGTGCCTTGAACTCACCCCAGCTCAAGCGAATGGTTTGCTCAGTGCGGGTGCTTAGGTGTGCATCAAAGCCTTCGCCGTTGTGCCATAGGCTCACCTCAATGAAGTGATCAGGCTTGGCGAAGTGGTCAAACTGATCTAACGATGCAAAGGCGGTGTCCAGTTTGTAGGTGGTGATGTTAGTCATTGCGCACCCTCCAGTTCGGTAGCAATAGCAAGGAGTTCGGCGCGGATGCGTTGGCATTCCATCGCCATTGGCAGGTAGTTTCGTGGCTCATCCAAATCGCTAGGCACCACCTGATCCGCAGCAGCACGCAGGGCGGCGGCGACGGAGTGGAACTGAGGGCCAGGTACGCCGTCTTCCACCCAATCAAACTTGCTGTTGAAAGCTTCCCAGACGGCGCGAGCGGCAGGGGAGAGGTCAGTCATGGCATGAACTCATCCCGGATGGTCCGGGGCGCTGGGAATTGAAACTTGGGGATGATGGCCGGCTTGGGCGTGCTGGAGTTGTTGCCGGAGCTGCTGCGTTGAACGCGGCCTGGATCGAACCGCAGCGGTGGCGGCCCTGATGGCCGGTTGGTGTTCTCGTGGTTGAAGCTGCGGCGCCAGTCGGGGTCGCGGTCGCGGCGTGGGCTCATAGCCATCACTCCAGCCCAGAGACCAATGCCAAAGCCAGAGAGCCAGAAAATCACGTGGTCAGTCATTGGTTGTAGGAAGCGAAGGGCCTAGCCGTTCCAAAGCGCACAACATGCACCAAGTGCCTTCATAGCCAGGGATGTTGCTGCTAATCGTGTGAGGGTGTGTGCCGTGCTCGGGGCAGATGACATCTGGAGGTGTATAAACGACTTGGGATTGAGGCGGTGGGGTGATCGGGAAAAAGTCAGTCATTGCCTTCGGGGAGTTCGTCTTGAGGGAAGCAGAAGAATTTTTCTACTCGAAACGCTTCGTAATCGAAGCACTCGGCCACATGGAACGAGGATAGATCATACTTGGCAGCCAAGTCCGCGAGTTCCAGATTCGTAGTATCTCTCATCTTGTCGATGATGAACTTTCGCACTGCTAGTTTTATCAGTTTGGTGTCAGTCATTGGGAAGTGCCTCTAGGGCGCGGCGGATGATGTCTGCTTGGTCCGTACTAATCCCCTCGGGTGGGCTGTCATCGGCCATGTAGACGGCTTCATTTAGTGCAGCCAATGCCTGCTCCTTCAAGCTCGGCGGTTTCGGGCGGCGTGCGGCGCGGAGACGTTTGATCATGCACGGGGCTGTCGCCTCAATGGAGAATCCATACGGACCTGTATCCAACCACTCACAGCACGCATCCAGCTCCTGATTAGCTCCCCAGTGGGCGGCTTGGGTGGCAATGTGCAGATCACTGGCGGCCACTCGCACGGGTGTGCCTTCGTGCCAGATCTCGGCCATCCACTGCTTTACCAGCTCCGGCGGTGGGGTGATTGGGTGGTCAGTCATTGTTCTCCCCAATGGTTAATTCCACGGTCATGCCATCCATAATCTGTTGCAATCTCTGAAACACTTCGTCCCGTGCTTTCTCTGTAGCAGAACCGGTCCAATGCTTGCCGAAGGCCAACGAATGTCGCAGGGTGTCGATGATAACGTAAAGTTCAAGTGCTGTGAGTTTATTCATTTTCGATCTAGATAAACAAGAAACAAAAGCAGCCACAAAGACGGGCCAAGTTGCAAAGCAAGCGTGTGAACAACATCTTGCAGTTCAGTCATCGAGCTGCTCCGCTTCAATACCGTGTTTTAGAATCCATTCAGTCACTTGAATCATTTCTTCACTGGTAACATATCGTTCCAGTTCAAGACGAACAATGCAATCAGGCTCGACAATTAGGCGAATACCCGTAATTCCTTCGTGTGAAATGCTTAGGGCATCAAGCAGCCCTAGGATTTCTTGGCTGTGGCCGGTCAGGTACTTCATTTGGATAGGGATTCAAGTGCTTAATAGTTGATGTTGATTGTGGCAATGCCATCCAGTGGCACGCCCAAGCGATAGGCGGCGCCTGCACTTAAGTCCAGCGACTCGCAATCACAGCGGTCAGTCACTGGCACCGTCAGCGTGCGACCGCGATGGCGCACCGTTACACGCGTTCCACAGGCAAGCCATGGATGTGCAGCGCTGATGCCCCAGTGCTGATAGGTCTGGCCGCAGGCGGTTTGCCGTCCGTGGTACCAGCCGTCATAAACGGTGGCAGTAACCGGCCGCGCAGCAGCGTCAAGCGGTACCAGCTGCTGGAGCACAGCAGCCAGCAAGAGTAGTCGTTTCATGTCAGGGGGTGGAGTGAGATTGATATTGCGGCAGCCAGTTGCCGTGTTCATCAGTGAAGCCGGCCTGATGCAAGAACTGCCGCGCTGCTTTGGCATCACCTGCCATTGCACGATCGAGTAGTGACGGTGCAGTCAGCGCAGCAGCCAGATCGGTCAGCCGTTGTTGTGGGACGGCATACCACGACTCAAGGTCGTACTCTGTCTCAGCGATATGACGCAGCACTGCGGCGATACCACGAGCCACGTTGAAACCACAGCCAATGGTGGCAGCTTCGTTGAACTCATCAACCAAGCGTTGCGCGCGTGCGTTGCTGGTCATGGCTGCACCTCACCGCGGCGATGCAGTGCTGTGCCGGTGCCACCGCACGAAACACAGACCTGGTACACGGTGCCGTTGATGCCAGTGGATTTCACCTGCTGGCCTGTACCACCGCAGTGGCTGCACAATCCGGTCTCGTTCTCCCACCAGATGCGGGCCTGCTTCACCTCGTCAGGGGTGATTACCACCCGCTGCAGCTGGCCCAGTGGCGGCCACTTCGGCCGCCCCTTACGTGGACCACGCGAATAGGTGCCGATCGGTACCGCACCACGCAGATAGAAGCCTAGGCCGCGATCGAGGCAGCCATAGATACGTGGCTGCCAGTCAGCAGGCAGACCATGCACACGTCGCGCTGCGATGGCATGAATGTCTGGCGCAGTCATGCTGCCTCCTGCTGCTGCTGGCGGTCCGGTTCGATGTAGTACTCGCACACGAAGGTAACAATCGACGGTGGTGCCATGTACCAGGTCATCTCATGTCGTGGTGCGGTACGTCGTTGGCAATCGGTGCATTCGTCCCAGCCGCCGCCATCGCAGCGAGCAGTGTCATTAGGGATGGTCATGACGTGGTCTCCAGTTTGGTAATCAAGCGGTTTAGGTACCATCGGGCCTTCTGTGCATCCTGCAGCGGCTGGCTCTTGCGCAGGGTGGTTGACGGTATCGGTCATGGCCGATCCTCTTTGCTGGGCAGTGGCTCTAGCTCGGTCCAATGGTCAGGTGCATTTTCGTTACCAACAATCAGCCACCAGGCACGCCCATCATTGTCAATTGCATCAATGGTGTGAAAGCCGTTTTCGGGATCAATTGATCTGGCGATCTGTGCAAATTGACGATCGCAGGCAGCTGTTTTCATAAGCTCCATGAGTTCAAGAACGTGCATCGCAAAACTGACATGTGTCATGACTGCATGAGTGCCCGGAGGGCGTCCGTAAGACGACTCCCACCACTCCTGAAATGCGGCTTCAAGTGAAGTTTGATTCATAGTTGGCGTGTGTTTAGCTAACGGGTGGTAAGGGACACTAAGTAGCTTCGAGCTCGGGTGAGTCAAACCACTCAGGGGCGAGAATCAGGCTTAGTACCGCTTCATTGGGGTACAATTCCTGCAAACAGAGTCTAGCATCTTCTAGACTAAAGGCCATAATTCCAACGACGCGACACTGGAGACGCGCTTGATACAGCTTTAACGGTTTCACTAGTTGCGAAGTAAACGTGACAGACGTTTTGCAAACCGTTTGGACTGAGCCCGGTCGTACGTAGTGGTATGCCAATCACCACAGATAGGGCAGTGATACGGAGTGCCTGTGTAGCTACCACGCCGTAAATGAGCGGCTGCAGCTTGACGGTTTAGATGAGGAATCTTTGTGGCACACATAGCGCGAGCGCGCTCAAGGAATGCCTCATCAGAAAGTGAAAGTGGATCAATGTGGGTGTACAACTGAACAGAAATCACTCAGGCTCGTTGGTTCCGGGTAAGCTACGCGGCGTAGCTGCAGTCTCAGGCAACGAGGCCCTATCAATGGCACCAGCAAAATCGGAGAAGGCACGCAAAATAGGTCCTACAACAGGAGCTAGTTCGGAGCAATAGCGCTCTACAGTGCTCCAAAAACGAGTGTCAGACATTGGCAGCATTACGAAAGTGTGTGATGGCAGTGTTGATTAAGTCCCCCATAGTTGTACCGGAAGCAGATGCTGCGCGAGTCTCAGTAAGCCACTGATAGTTCTCGGGGGTGAGAACCACACGGATCTTGAGTCTCTCTAAATCGCGGCGCACCGTTTCATTGGTGCGAGCAGCGGCGCGACGTGCGGCCTCGGAGCGATAGCGGTCTAGATCAGCCGCAGTGATGTGGCCTAAACACACAGCTTGTTGCATGAGCTGAAGAATGCGCTGCCGGCTGAGACCTAGCGCGGAAGCCAGGTCGCTCCACTTGACAAAACCCTGACGGGCGTAGTGGGTCTCAGCGAGCTCGAGTAGTTCCGCGTAGCGGGAGGTTGATGTGGGTTGCGTCATAGACGAATAAGCGGAAGGTACACGGCGATAATGCGCAGGTCGCGCCAACCAAGTTGTTGGAGAGCGGCAGCGCGACGGCCGGCGGAGGTTATATCGACAAACCGAGTTGCATGCTCGGGGGAGGCAATCACCCGAATGGGCGGACCGTCGTTAGCATGGTTGGCTGCTAAGAATCCATTTTCAGCCCGAATTGTGTAACAAAGACGGGGTGTCTGTGTGTGCTGGGTAGTAGCGGCTGTGAATGCCACTGGCTTGAAGACGTGCATTGGCAGTAAAGATTTCGACGCTAGTGGCATACGTGCGATACAGCACTACGCCTGTGGTTGGATTGCGTAAGTCGTAGTGTGCAAACGCAAGTGAATCCATGCGAGAGCAACGGCAAAGCCGGGAAGGATGGAAAGCTTGAGCCGGGTAGCACGTGGGGCGTACCCGCTATCTCATCTTGGCAGGAGCGCTAAGGGGTGGTTGGGTAAATGCGGTAGGTGCTCTCGTCCGCAAGCTCGGTGAGGCCGGGGGCTGCGTCATAAAGGTTTATGCAGGCTTCGATGAACTGCGCTACCCGGGCGTAGTCCAAAGCTGAGTTGATCCACTGAGTCTCGAGCTCGTCGTGGTCTTCGAGCAGACGTTCCATTTGCGCGCAAGCGGTGCGATTAAAGCACCGCCACAGCTGCGTTATGAACGCGATACTATTCATGAAGGAAGCGTCGCTAAGTTTGCCTTTGGTTAGCTCTGTGTGAAAAAGATGCACAAGTTTGCGATGGTGCGGAAGCAGTGAGTCGTAGTTAGAAAACATCTCGCGAACGTAGCTGTCACTAAGCTGCTCAAAGAGCGCTTCTGGGGTGTCGGGCATCTGCATG